AGACTGTTTGGTGTATCATATTTTTGTAGTACTGCGTAAAATTCAAATGGGTTTCTATAATCCATTTCTTTAGCTTCTTTCAAAACAATCTCATTGTGTTTCTCTTTAGGGGAAACCCAACCCGCATCTGTTTCAATTAAAATTCCGTGACCAGTCTCACTTGCCTCTAATATTCTTAACTTTTTCATTTAATCTTTTATGATAAATATGCGGTAATTAATAGTTTATTATTCATTAGTTTTTTTTGAGGTTGAAAAATCGAAATATTTGTTTTGTAGTATGTTGTTTCTGAATACTGATTTTACGATTATTTTAATCGAATCTTTAATTTCAATTGATTTGAAATCTAATTCAGAGTTTGTGTATAAGTTAATTTCTAAATTAAAAAAAGATTTTTTTCCATGTGAAATACCACTAGTTCTAAGGTCTAAATCCACAATACTTTTATCTTGAAATAATTTAGTGTCTATTGAGTCGTAGACTGAATGTTTTATTTCTCTTCCTAAGTTAGAGACAATTCGATTCCAATTATCATAATCTTCTTTTGGGGTTACCCATGATTGTATGTTTATGTAAACAGACTTTAGATTTTTTGAATCTACCGTACCATAGACGGATTTAATTGGATTGTATAAATTTAACTTTACACTTTTTCCTTTTTTCATTAATATTCATTATTATATGTGTTTATGTTCTACAAAAAAATAAGACATATATCTCAAATTGTCAAAATTTTTTTAAAACAACAAGATATTTGTATATTATATGATAATAGTAAAAATTAATATCGGGGATAATATTGAAAGGTCTTTAAAGACTCTTAAGTCCAAAGTCATTAAGACAAAACAAAACCAAAAATTAAATTTGAGAAAAGAGTATACAAAAAAATCTGTACTTAAAAGAGCACAGATTCTAAAGGCAAAATATATTCAAAGTAAAAAAGATAATTTAGATTGACGATTCTAAGTTTTTTAATTTTAAAAAATTCATTTGGTCAAACTTTTCATCTTTTAATTTATTAATTGTTTCTGAAATTCTTGTTTTAATTTCATTTTCTTCTTCTTTTTCTAATAATGTTTGAAGTTTAGAAATTGCACTTTCACGAATAACCTCAAACTTATCTTCCAAAACTTTAGTGTCTTCAGAAACAAGTTGTATGAATTCTTTCTTAGAATTTTCATCTAGATTATCCAAATAATTTCTTAATGTTTGGTTAGCAATACTAACCATAGATTTTATAGGAATATTAATAGACTCTTTAACCGTATTAGACTTAGAGGTAAGTATTGAAACTATATTTTTTTTAGATTCAATTCTTTCTATTAAGTTTAGTTTTTGAGTATAAACTAATGTATCAATATCCTCATAACGGTTTTTAACCGATTCTGATATTGTTTTCGGTAATTTAATAGATGGTAAAACTTTTTGTAATAAAGAAATTCCTTCCTCCAAAAATTCTTTGGCGTCAGATTCACTTAACCCTTGAGGTGCACTCAATTGGTTGTACAGGTCGTACGCTTTTGACATAGATTTATTACTCAAAACATTATGTTTGAATTCTCTCAATGTCTTCTTGAATTCCTTCTCATTTTTGTAGGATTCTAGCAGATTATTCTCAATAAAGGATTTAATTTTTCCAAAAGTCATTTTACTCATTTTCAAATAAATATTAGGAATTTAATAACTTGTCAAGTTCTTTTGAAATTTCTCCTAAAGATTCTTGTCCATGACCTAAATTTATCATCGAAGACCCCTCAATTAAGTTGTTTTCTATCAGAATATTTAAGTCTTTTTTCTTAGATTCAGGTGCCAATTCAGGTTCTCCTGCCGGTGGAGCTTCTCCTCCTGCTGGTGGCGCCTCAGCTCCAAGGTCAGGTATTTCCCCTTCCCCTCCAAATGATGGTGGTGAACTTAATTCTTCAGTCCCTCCAGGTGTTGTTTCCGCACCTGCCGCTGGTGTTGCTCCTGTAGTACTTCCGTATAATTTATCTATGTTATCAAATAGTCCTGTTTTAGTAATAACTGTTGCAGTTGCTTTAAGTTCTTCACCTACCGCTCTTTCAATTCGTTGTTGTTGTAAATCCAAACGAACTTCTTCGTCTGACCATCCAAAAATATGTTTCTTTGCCCATGTAGATGAACTAGCTTGAATACCATTTCCTGGGTCAGATACTAAGTCTTTGTATAATAACACTTTTTCTTTCCAAACATCAATCTTTAATAAATCCGCTTGAGTAGATGGGTTAGTAAGACCAATAGTAAAGTTTGAAAGTTCATCTTCAAATCCTAATAGAAATAAGTGAACAATTGCAATTTTATTTAACTCGGCCAACATACTCTTTTGGATTCTGTTGATTGTACGAGCAAATCTAATGTCTTGTAATGCCAAGTTTTTACCATCACCAACAACTTCTTCAAAACCTAAAAACGCTTTAGGTACACGAAGAGCAGTTAATAATTTCTTTTGGATGTATTCAATATCGGCAATCTCTGATAAGTTAGTTGCACCTGGTAATGTTGTAATTGGGTCTGGAGCGGAAGGGTCTCTCACAGGGATAAAGTAATCTTGGTCAACTGCCATTTGGTTGAATCTCATATCCACATTACCTGTGTTTTTGTCAACAATTTGTTCTCTTTTGAATTTGTTTGCAACACGGTTTACGTATGCCTCAACGTCATCATCATTCATATTACCTACGAACACTTTAAACATTCTTCTCTCAGGAGCTCTTGATGTACGATAAATTAACATCGCATCTTCGGATAATAATAATTGTTTCCAAATTCTTCTTGCCTTTTCTAACATTGAAGTTCCATAAGGAAGTTTTCTGTCATCACCTAATAATCTAAAGTGAGCAATCTCCCATGATTGGAATTCCATGTTTTTATTCTTCCAAGTAAAATGAAGGGCTTTTTTGTCTTTCTCTAATTCTTGTGTTATATCAACTGATATTTTTGCACTAACCCCAACCTCATGTCTTTCAATTTCTATTGTTGGTAGTTGTTGTACTCCAACAATACCTTTTTCAGGGTCTAATTTTAAGTAAACAAAGTTATCACCATACTTACAAGTGTTTCTTGTCCACATTGGTAAGTTGGTATTAATATCTAAAGCATTGTTAAATAAATCGGCAAGTACTCCTTTAATTCTTTTTGATTCAGAATAAATTTGTAAGATGAATCCATCTTCATTTGTTGTTGTAGATTCTTCGGCGTATATGTCTAAGGCTGCTGAAATCTCAGGAGTGTATTCCATTGATTCATAATCATATTGTGCAGACAGTCTTGATGGTTCATAATATATTGCTTGTGAGTAAAGGTTATTTTCAACCTTAGCCCATTGGTTTGTTAAGTAAAAAGTTTGTTGTGCTTGTAATTTTTCTTTCTCGTATTCTTCTCTACTTTTTGTGCGTAAAAGTTCCTTCTTATCAAATGTGAAAGTAGGGTAATCTTGACCTAAAAGTGAATTAGGTCCAAATGTTTGTGATAGTCTTTGCCAAACCGTCAGATTATTATTGTTTTCTGCCATAATGTAAATTTACTTATTACTCTGATAATATAAATACTTATCGTGAATGAAATAACCAAGAGTATTTTTCATAATCGGCTCGGGATGGACCTTGATTTATTGGGTGTTGTCTTCCCATCTGAGGAACAAGTGGGTTAAAATATTCTGATGTGTTTTTATTTTCTGTCATCACACTAGACCAAGAATTTAACATTGCTTTTGTATGATTTACAACCTTCTCTAAAGATTGAAATGACTTTTCAGCGACATAAATCGCCATAGAAATACTCATGATACAGTCATCGTGATGATTTTTTTGGTGGTCAGGTCTACCATTAATATAGACAAACGTATTCATTTCATTATAAAGTCTACTTGAATAAATTCTAAACTTATGTCTCATAGATTCTTCAAATGACGCAATAATTTGAACCCTTTTATTGTTAAAATTAATACCAGGTATCTTTTCATTCATCTTAGGGTCGAATTTCCATTTGTTTGTTGTATCAACATTATCAACATACATTCCGGCTTGATACCCCATTTCTTGCATTTTTCTGGCAGTCGCGACTCCCATACCTCCTGTTAAATCAACTACACAGTAAGCACTGTACATTGTACCCCATTTGTAAGCAATTTCCGCCAAAATATCAGGTG